GATGCAGCTACTGCAGCTTTTGCAGCAGACGCAGCAGAGGTAGACGATTGGGTAGGGCTCGGTGTAGAAGTTGTAGTTCCAGATCCAGTGCCCGTTCCAGTTCCTGTACCAGTCCCGCCGCCCGCCCCACCACCAGTGCCAGTTCCAGCGCCAGTAGTTGTGCCAGTGCCTGTACCCGTACCAGTGCCCGTTCCGCCACCAGTGCCAGTTCCAGATCCTGTGCCAGTTCCCGTTACACCAGTTCCAGTGCTAGTGGTGCCGGCGCCGCTTCCGGTGCCAGTAGTAGTTCCAGTGGTGGTGCCCGCTTTAGCATCTGCAGCGGCTTTGGCGTCGGCAGCGGCTTTGGCATCTGCGGCTGCTTTGGCGTCTGCAGCGGCCTGCGCATCAGCCCGAGCCTTGGCATCAGCGGCCGCTTGCGCATCTGCCGCAGCTCTAGCGTCTGCTTGGGCTTTAGCGTCTGCTTGGGCTTTAGCGTCTGCGGCTTGTTGAGCAGCTCTTGCCTCTTGCGCTTTTCTGTCAGCCTCCGCTTGACCTGCAGCTTGTCTTGCCTCTTCGGCGCGTCTGGCAGCCTCTGATTGATTTGATGCGAGTCGCTCGGCCTCTGCCCGTTTGGCAGCCTCCGCTTCAGCGGCCAATCTTGCCTCTTGGGCCCGCCTTGCAACCTCTGCCTCAGCAGCGGCTTGTGCATCTGCCTGAGCTTTGGCCTCAGCGGCAGCCTGTGCGTCCGCAGCAGCTTTTGCTTCAGCGGCGGCCTTCACTTCTTCCGCCGTTTTTGCACCGCCAGCATCTCCCCCCTGAGTTGTTTCGGTTCCACCACCGCCCTTGACGGTATCTTGACCACCACCACCAACTTGAGTAGCCGGAGGCGGAGGAGGGGGAGGGGGAGGTGGAGGAGTCGGAGTTGTAGGCGCCACTGGAGTGGTAGGCGCAGTCGGAGTTGGTGTAGGGGTGGCCGGAGTTGTGGGTGTAGTAGTCGGAGTTGGGGCAGGAGGATTGCTCAATGCTTGCAGGAAGGGCTTCCAAGCCGCCACCACATCAGGGTCCCTAAAATCAATACTTAAACCTTTTAGTGCAAGCTCTGGGGTTATTTTATATGGCAGATTGCCTTCCGTTTGAATTAGCTTGTTATCAACAGCAAATTTCAAAAGTTGGCCATAAGACTTGTCATCAATATGGATTGTTTCGGGATTAAAAATATCAACAAAGCCCGGCCCTTGGGCTCTAAGTTTTCCGCTAAGAATGTCATCAACATCTTTTTCAGTTATTGGTTTGAATGAATAGACACCGCTAACTGCAGGCAAATCATTAAATGTTGTTGTTTTGCCGGTTATTTCATCAGTTTTGGAATTAATAGAAGTTGTTGGAATGTTGAATGTAGAGATTGCCTCATCAACTTCATTAGAAGTAATATTAAGGCGATTGCCATTTGAATCTACAAAATATGGAGATGATCTGTCATAAGAAAGATTGTCTTTGTCGGGCCCAACCAAAGGATATAACTCGGCAATTTCATCTCCATTTGAAAGTTGAATAATTCTTCGGCCATTCTCGTCTGTTACAACGCTTTGTATTTTTCCAGATGCTATTTGATTTCTTGCATTTGCAGAAGAAATTGAATTCACTGGGGCCGAAATGGTTAAATCGCCAGTTTTAATCAAACCTGACGTGTCGCCCGTATCAACAACTCGATCATCACCAAAACCAGTTGAGGTTGATCCTTCGGTGCCGCCAACAGTGCTAGGACCAACATTTACGGCCCAATCGCCTTTATTGGTGTCAGTAGTCGTTCCACCAGCAACGCTAGTAGAGCCAGATCCGGGCTGCCCAAATGACGTAGTAGTGCCTGCATCAGTCTTGGTAACGTCTATGCTGCCGGGAGTAAATGTGGGAGAAACAGATGTATCGTCTTTCAAAGATTTGATAAAAGAGCCCAGCTCGTTTCTGACCAATGAAAGACCGGCATTAGTCACAATTTGTTGAATTGCTGTGGCTGGATCTTGTCCGGAGGCAATAGATTTTGTGACATTGCCCAAAGCATTGGCAATCTTATTTTTGTCTGATGCGCTCAAAGAACCGAGAGAGACCCCGCCAAAACCCGGAATAACATCAAATCCTTCATCTCGTAGTTTTGCGGGGCTCCACTTGTCCACCAAGTCCGTCTTCAGAACATCTTTAGCAACATCCGAGGCAACAGAGCCAATTGCAGCAATAGCGCCTTCTTTGAGAGACGACCCTATATCGCCCGTTGCTACAAAATTTACGGCTGTATTGGATATTGCAGAGAACAGCGCATCTTTTGTGGTATTGGAAAGTCCCGAAATAAAAGAAGAGTTACTAAAGTATTTGTTCAAGTATCCCGGTATGGCCGCGCTTGCGCCTCCGGTAATAATGCCCTGCAGAACATTTTGATCATTTACAATTGCTTTAACACCACCAATAACCGCGCCACCAATAGCTGCGTTGGTTATTGCCTGAGCGGCAGTGGCGGTGCCAACTGATGTTCCGGTGATTGCTGCGCCAATATATGGAGCGGCATATGGAGCGGCAACCGTTAGTATCAAATTAAATGGATTGGTGAAAAGATTCTTAATCATTCCACCAAGGAAACCGCCTAACCCCCCACCGCTAGTTGGAGTGAACGTGGTATAAGTACTTTGATACTGCGGAACGCCAGCGCTAGGCCCAGAATTGGGCACAAAAAACACAAGATGTGAGCCGACTTTTTTGGAAAACGGAACAGTTTTTTGGTAAAAGTCTCCATTGGCGTTGCCAGAAACTTTTGTCGCGCCAGAAAAATAACCAGCGGGATTGTCTTTGGCTTTTTGGGCCAAATTAGCACCATTTAGTATTTCATTTAGTTGGCTTGCATTAACTGTTGCGGCGGCCAAATCTGGTGTTGCTTTATATGTTTTGGTGGCTGGATCATAAGCATCTGCCAAAAGCGAAGCCCTAAAAATGCCACCGCCATAAACAGTTATATCTCCAGTTGGGACATACGAAGAATCTTCTAACGGCAGACCCAATGACAGAGCGGTTTTAATGCCTTTGTCTAATCTATTGGTGGCCGACGTTAAAATTTCCTTTGTGTTTGCAGGAAGAGAGGCGTATTCAGAGGCATTTTCATATTTATCCGCCGCAAATTTAAGCGACGCCATCTTTCTCTCAATTGCCCCGAGATTGCCTGCAGCTGCTTGATACTCCGCCCCCAAAGGTTCACTAACGTCCACATCCTCTATAGGTTTGTATGGTGAGCGTCCCGCCAAATCGCTCATCTTTGCTTTTAATACATTTGCTTCTTTGTTTAGAGAATCATATTCTGCCTTTTGCGGAGCAAATTCTGTCAGTGCATTTTTATATGACTGATAACTTGAAGAAAAAACTGGCAGAGGCTTTGTTAAAGGCGGCTCGCCTCGCTTGATTCCATCCTCATAAGAAGACTTAATGAGTTCAAGTTTTTGCGCATCGGTAAGGTTTGATCCAGAAAATTGTTTAGCAACATCTGGATTCTTCAAAGCCTGACGAAAGGCATCTTCCGTTTCTTCTGGCGTTAGTGGAACTTGATATTTGGAAACTTTATTTTGATAGCCCGGGACGCCCTGTGGCTCTGACTGACCATATTGAGATGGGTCGCCATATCTAGAAACAAGAAGTTCATTGAACTCAATGTCATTTGCTTTCTGTTCAATTGCAACAAGTTTGTTAATGGCAGAATCAGAAAGTCCAGCTTTTTTTGCTTCATATTTAAGAACTGCAATTTCTTGGCCTTGATAATTTTTTAGCCCAGATTCTTCTTTTTGCTCATAATCAAATATGTTGGCATCAATAGCAGATTGAGCGTCAAGATAAGGCTTATAAGCAGTTTTGTTTTCATTTAATTGCTGTTTTAGCAAATTAAATTGATTGACAATTGCGGGGGATGGATTTGTGTAGTTTTCAGAATCAAAGTCTGAGCCTTCCCTAGCATCAATGCCATAGATGTTTTCTAATTGATTAATTTGTTGTTGCAGTCTTTTGGACGTTTCTTCATAAGGAGCAATAAGGGCTTGTGTTGCGTCATATCCACGAGCAAGCGTAGTAATGTCTGCGCCACTCTGGTTGGCGGAGTTCATTTGTGCAATCAAATTTTCAATTGTGTCAGCCATTAGTTCACGCTCGGATTCATTGCACCAAGAAGGGCCGTTGCCCAGTCTTCCCACTTCTCATACTGAGAGGGGTTTGGAACAGCCTCATTGGTAAAGATGTCAATAGCCAGCAGACCCTGCCCCCACAGCTTCCAGTCTGTCCTGCTGTCAGGAATCTCTAGCTGTTGGGCGGCGTATTGCTCACCCATTAGGCATGCCCACGACTCAAAAGTGTGGTAGCGCGGGTCATAGACAAGCTGTTGGATAGGTGTGTTCATGATTAGTACGGACGAACATCGCCAAAATCAGCGTTGATGATGATGCGGCCTAACTGGTAGTCACCGCCCTGTACGTTTGAGACAAACCTAAGTCTCAGCTCACGGCGCTGCTCGCGCATGTCAATTTTATGCGTATCGGGCAAAAAGGTATATGGATCAGACTGCTTGTCATCTGCCTGAGCAAACGGACGACCGGTCACAATTAAATCCATTGGGCCGCTTTGCAAGAAGTCGGGCTCCACCCGCTCAACTCGAAGCCAGTAGTTGTCAGCCACCTGAGAGGGTTGTGCGGGACCGCCAGATACCCAGCCAAGGTCATTGGTCTCAAAGTAAGACTCAATAGCTAGCGCCTGATTACCCTTGACGGCATCCGTACCAATCTCATGCTGATACAAAGACACAAACGTCTTTACCGTGGTAAGCGTCATGCTGAAGCTGCTGCCGGCGGGCAAGCTGGCGCTTAGAACATCATTAACTTCATAGTCAACGCCATAGCCGGTGATGGTTACTGATGTGACTGCACCGCCGCTTACCACAATTGTGGCTGTCGCCCCGGTGCCAGAGCCTCCGGTAAGGGCTTGATTCAGATAAGTGCCATTGGTGTAGCCAGACCCCGCCGTAAAGGTGAACAGATCCAGCCCACCAGTTGCGTTCGGCGTCCAGTCTGCATTGATTGGGTAGTGGAAGATTTGCGAGAAGTAGCCATCCGATCTACGGGCGCCCATAGCCTGACCAGCGTCATACCAGCAGCTCTCGCGGATGTTGTAGACGACCGCATCCGTACACTCGGTGGCATTGCCTCGAGGGTAGAACCACCAGATCTCACCGTAACGGGGGACCTTGGTAACCCATACCTTCTGGCGTTGAGAGTAGTTTAAGTTGTCAAAGAAGTAGTTTTGATTGAAAGAATTTGGAATCTCTTTGACGGCGCCGTTGTATAGCAAAAATCTATCAACACCGCACCAGTAATAGATTCCGTCATACTCAATCACAGACTGTGAGGACATGATTGAGGACTGGCTCGAGATGATGTCATAGCGCCAGTACTGGGCCGGAGTTCCAACACCGCCCACAAAGCTCACGCGGATTAGGCTATCAAGGCTCCAAAAGAGCCCAGAAGGCGCGTTAGAGCCGCCTCTGACGGGTAGCCCTTGGACAATCTTGCCGGTGGCTACGTTGACCGTATTGGCGTCTGCAGAGACCCAATCCTGTAGATTTCCGGCAGAGCAGTTGCGAATCAGGCCATCATTCCCGTAGACAAATACATACGGGTGCAAGGCCACGACACCGCCAGATACAGACACTTCATTATCAAACTGGACACTTACAGCACCAGTAGACGTTGCATTCTGATCAAACGTCACAGTGCCGCTGACGTTAGAGACAACTCGAGTGCCAGCGGGAAAGGCAGAGCTAATAACCAGCTGGCCGGCACCAATCAGGGGGTTGGCTGCTGCTAGAGTTCCAGTGGGAGAGCCGCTGGTGGTTGTAACGGTGTCCGTTACGATTCCGATTGGGGACAGACTATTACCGGTCAATTGACCGCCTAGCACGGGCGTATTTGCATCGCTATCAGTCAGCGCGAGGTTCCGCCCCGGGTGAGCCAACAACTGGTTGTTTCCAGATCCGCTAACATCAGTGAAGGTGTCAAACTGCCACAGATTGTTGTCGTTAGGCGTAAACCCAGATAGGCTTAGGTCCGACACACCTGTGCCAACCCCATTGGCGTCGATTGGAAGCTTCTGCAGGCCATTGTTATATCCGCTGAATACGTTAGTAAACCCGTTCTGGGGGTTAACGTACAGTCCGCGAGACGGACCAGCAAGAATGCTTGTAATCTCTTGATAGCCGCCCATCTTCCGCGGGCGCCCACGCTGGAAGCGCATCCAACGCCCATCGGTGTAGAAGTTCTTATCAAAGAACGTACCATCCCGCTGGACGCCAGCAACAGAATCAAGGGCAAAAACCTTTTTCGTCATTAAAAGGTTCCACCAGAAATACCCGACGTAAAGGTGCCAGTCCCATTAACGGTAAGACCGGTTGAGTCAAGGATTGCTTCATTAACACCAAGAATTGACAAACCAAACTGACCGGCGCTAGGTCTATAAATACCAGTAGAACTTTCGCTAGCAAAACTCAAAGAAGGTGCCGCAGCGGATCCATTCAAAAGGCTAATGATGGTTGCACCAGCCTGCACAGTATTGGCATTCAAAAAATTAACGCCATCACAAATCAAGGTTACTTGATTGCCTGCCGGAATGGCTACAGAAGCCCCACCAATTGCACCCGTAGTAATTGTAAGTGTGTATCCATTGGCAGTTGTTTGATTTGAGATTACATACAAATTAACAACCTGCGGATATACGGCGGTTACGTTACCGCTCAAAGACCCCGTGTACTGTTGAATGGTGTTTGAAATTTCTTGGGTGGTCAGGTTATAAGTGCCCGACGTAACCGGCTTAACAAGAGCGGTAAACCCAAACAAGGTTGACTGACCATAGCCTACGGTCACGTAGCCAAATCCCGTAGAAATCAAAAACGCCGATTCATTGGGGGCGAAGTTCACAGAACTTACGCCATCCATCAAATCCATACCCGTGGTGGCAACCGTTACCGTGCCAGTGCCATTGTTTTTGAATAGGGTAAACCAATTGTCCCCAACAGCTGCAGCAGAAGGCAGATATACAGTTCCAGATCCGCCCGACCAAATAACGGTTTGGGCGCGTTGAGACGCCGAAAAGGTTGATCCGGCACTAATACCAGACAAAGGATGGGATTGGTTTAGCGTAGCGCCAGAGGCCACCAGACCCAGTCCAGCCAATGTATTGGCGTCCGGGCTTGATGTACCCACACCGAAAGCAATCACGCCCCACACACCAGCCGTTGTGGCGGTGTTAGTTAAATAGATGTACTTGGCCTGACCGGGTGCAATCGAAACAATCGTACCGGCAAACTCATTTGTCTTAACGGTAAAGGTGTATGCACCACTGTTCAGGATCAGAGCATCTTGACCAACAGAGACCTGATTGCCGGGAGGCATAGCCAAAGATAAGCTGCCAGCACTCGGCGTGACTTGCATGATGCGAGCAGCAAAGTTATCCGTAGCGTTACCGTTGATTGGCCACTCAAGTTGCGTATCAGCCGTCAGAGAGATGCCACGATACGAAACATCAACCGGCTGGATGACGTTCCCCGTGAACGGACTGTTGTAACTCATGATGCATCCCTCACAATGGCTTGACGATCGCCAATGCGGGCGACGTTCTCAAGCTTGAGCATTTCAATGGCTTGTTGATACATGGCCTGCCACAGCTGCACCCGTTCGTCGTTCTTCAAGAACGGCATGGCCTGCAGGAGCGACCCATAGAGCATGGCCTGCGGTGCATACTCGGTAAACCAGTTGGTTTGGTTTGCAGAACTCAACGGCGGCACGCGCTGGTAATACAGAACCTCAAAGGTGTAGTTAGTGTCCGGGGTCGGAGCTATTAACCAATGCGTGTAGTCATAGTCGCTGTAGTACAGCGGTGTTCCGGTTTGTGCCGGATCTGGCCAATACTCCCGAAGGTATTCATAGTCCCGCAGCAGCACAGGCTGGCGCTGGCCATCTACAGTGATGTTCATAGAGACCGTCTTGCGCCATCGTGCGGGCTTATCAAGAACGTCTTGGCTGGCCACCATGTTGCTCTGGACAACATTCAGGTTGCCAAGGAACTTTAGGTCCGTAGCAATGATTTGCTCGGCCAGCATGATAAAGGTCGGAATCTTCTGGAGCGTCGCGGCGTCAGTACGCTCGAGGTATGACGAGATGTCAGCGACCAAAGAATCGTATGTTTGAACAGCCGCCACCGTCATATTGAATACCTTTTATTTAAGACTGATAAAGCATCGCTTCATCTTTCCGCCTTTTTACTAATCCCGGCAATACTTTACCACCGGCCTTGCTATATTTCATCAAGGATGATACAGCACCCTCTTTATCGCCTCTATTGGTTTTCATTCGTACCGAGCTTCTTTGTAAAC